TTCAGGCGTAGTTACATACACAGCGGGAACCTAATAATGCCATCCGCAATTGATCCAACAGTACTCATCGCTTATCTAAACGAGGTTATGAGTGCCAAGAATCCAGATGGGACACCAACTCATTCAGCAGAAATGCGAATGACTGCTGCTAATCAGCTCATGACTTTGATAGGAAAAGCAGAAAGCAATGGCTAATCCATATCGTAATGAGGTCAGCGTAACGCTAAATGGGACGGAGTATCTTCTCCGTCCCACGTTCACCTGCCTTGCAGAGATTGAAGAGCAGATTGGGAAAACAATCTTCCAATTTATGGCTTACTTTCTCGCAAATGGTATCAAGGCAAAAGATGCATACTTCATCCTCGAATGTGGAATCAAAGCAGCTGGCGGAAAGGTAGACAAAGAAGAGCTACAACGAAACATGAGCGAAGGTGGCTTGAATGGTGTTGTATCCGCTATCGATTCGTTCCTTAATGCAGCCGTCATGGCTGGCGATAACATTAAAAAAAACTAAATTCTAAAGCAAGTGCCAATGAGGCATTTCCCTTCGAAGACTATATGGGGTTTGCCTACGCAGACCTACATTGGACACCAGAAACATTCTGGAACTCCACCCTCCGCGAAGTCTGTACCGCATTGGCCCACAAGATCCCTACCGACGAGATAAATACCAATACGCCGTTCTTCACTGATGAAGAGAAGCAGATATTGAACGACATAAAAACAAAGGTCGAAAGGGACAAGAGGTTAGCAAATGGTTGATAGTACAGACGGCGTAATTGTCGAAGTTGGTGTTGATACGACGAAACTAACGTCTGGTATTACACAAGCCAAATCTCAATTCAATCAGTTCACAACAGGATTAAACACCAGCCTTGCGCAAAGCACCGCGGCCATGTCAACGACAGCTAGCGCTGCCGACAAGATGGGCAAGTCAACGAAAGAGCTTGGCGCAGCGATAGGCGAGACAGGAAGCCGTCGTGAGCTTCGTGAGTCGATGACATTGTTGAGATCGAGTATGGAAGGTACTGGAGGAGCAATGGAAGCTCTTAAGGTCCTAACCATCACTTTCGGTCAGTCTCTCGGGGGACCAGCGTTGATCGGTATCACAGCTGGAATTGCAGCAATTGGTGCATTAACAAATTACATCCTCGAAGCCATCAAAGCCGAAAAAGAACTTAAGGAAACAGCTGAAGCTCTAAACCTTCCAATCGAGAGCTTGAGAACTTACACGTCTGGCATGAAGGAACTTGCTTTCACGCTGACGAGTGCAAGATTAGGCTTAACGGACCTTAACCAGTCACAGGTCAATCTATTAACGGCGCTTGGTATAGATCCAAACGATGCAGACGCGGCACGTAAGATACTGGTCGCCATTGAAAACCAAGCAGTGGAGAGCTCAGAGAAAATTCGCCAGATCAGTATTGCCTTTGGTGGCATCAGTTACGACAAGGCGCTCGAAAAGCAGAATGCATTCCAAGAAGAATCGAAGAAGTCAGCAAACAGCTATTTCCAGGATTTGGTTACCACGATGGCTCGCGCACAAGCAGCCGAAGCTGGTGTTGATATTCCGGAGAACTACCAAACCAAGGGCGACGTTAACGGCAACAAACCGAACTCAAACGGCAAGGTTGGTGAAGAAGCTAAATCCCAAAAACAGATTGACGATGAAAGAAGACTACAAGACACACTAACCACTTACGTCGACAAAGGTACTTCTGCACGTATAGCGGCAATGCAAAATGAAGCTGAAAAGATCATTGCGGAGGCAGAAAAGCAAACCGAGGACTTGATGCGGGAGGCCAATAAGCGAGCAGATGAAACGAACGATGCTGCAGCCAAGGCCAAGATTCTTGCTGGAGCTGGTGATGCATCGGCAGAGATTATGGCGGAAGCAAGAAAGCGATCTGTTCGAGTAGCACATCAACAAGCATTAGATGAACAGACAAGATTTGGCACAGAAATGGCGAACCTTACCAATGCCGCCAATTCAGCAGACCTACAGAATGCGAAGACAGCCGGCGAGAGAATAATTGCAGAAGGTGCCGCAAAAATAGCAGCGCTGAAGAAGCAGTTACAAGATTACTACAACAGCCCGGAGTTCCAAAAGCTAAATGCTACTGACCAAGCCGGTAAGCGATCCCAACTGGATTCACAGTTCAGTAGATCATCGTCCACGATAACTGCTGACAGTGCCGCAAAGGCTCAACAAGCAGACTTGGACGTTCAGTTAAGCCAGGAAAAGGAATTTCAGTCTCAAATGAAGGGACTTGTTGATGCAGGTGAAAATGCTCGTGTTGCTGCCATTACAGATGCTTCGGAGAGGATCAAAGAACAAGGTCTTGCAAGAATCAAAGCACTACAAGAACAATATGCACAAGACTTGGTTATGTTCCAAAAGAACTTGGCCGACAAAAAGATTTCACAAGACGAATATGACCAACGAGTAGCGTCAGCGCAAGCAGCGTTCTCAAAGTCAAGCGAACAGATTCAAACCGCTACCGCACAACAGGTTGTTAATGCAAACGAGAAGCCAATGGATTCCTTGCTTGCTACGTGGAACAACACAACCAAGCAGATGGCAAGCTTTTCCGCAAACGCTTTGCAGTCAACCTCTAATTCGATTGTGAACTTCTTGATGACGGGTAAGTTTCAAGCAGCCCAGTTCGCCCAAGCAATTGTCGCCGACTTGATGAAGATTGCCGTCGAGAAGGAAATCGCCGGAATCGTGGGTAGCATTATGGGTTCATTCGCCGGTGGAGATTCAACTGCTGTTACATATGACACAAGCTCACAAATGGACTCGTTAACCAATAGTGTCTCCACAGGATTTGCAGGTGGTGGAAAAGCTCAGGCGGGAGTACCAACGTGGTTCGGTGAACGTGGACCAGAACTATTCATTCCCGATGTTGGCGGCACCGTCATGAGCAATAGTGCCTCAACTGCTCCAAGTACTGGTGTTGGTGGTAACGGAGCTGGTGCTGGAAGCGTAACCGTCACCATTAACAATCAAGGCACTGCTCAAAAGGCAATGTCGGCCACACCCCAACAAACAGCGACTGGCCTGGTTATCAGCATTATTACGCAAGACTTGAACAGTGGGGGTCCAATGTCCTCGGGTATTGCACAGACCTTTGGATTGCGTAGAGCAGTAAATACCTAATATGACAACACCAACATTCCCATCAATCGGTATCTTCATTTCGGATAGCTCTAACTACAAGAGAATGCCAAGAGGCACCATCGTCCGTACCAATATGGAAAGCGGACCACCTAAGCAATTAACTATTGCCTCTCAAGCTTGGATAGAGTCCCAGGTTACCTATATTTTCACAAAGACTGAATATCAAACCTTCTTGACCTTTTATTCAAGCACTTTGAGCAATGGAAATTATTGGTTCAATTGGACCGATCCTTTCGACAGCACGACAAAGTTAGCGCGTATCGTTAATGGAACGATCACAGACGCATCACCAACGAATCCACAGGCAAGTTATTGGACCGTCAAGTTCACACTTGAAACGGTGTCGTAATGCCGGCTCATAGTACGAGTTGGAATAAGGCGATAAATGCCGTCAGTGCAAAGGATCAACCTCTGTACCTATTGCAGATCGATCATCCAGCGCTCTCAACACCAGTCTATGTGGTGAATGATTTACAAAACGTCACAAGCAACGGAATTGAATATATTGGATTGGCTTTCAATATCTCACTTCCAACAGATCCAGAAGTCGGCAATCCAGTAGCTTCGCTATCAATCGACAACGTGGGTAAGGAGTTAATGTATTGGTTAGAAGTATCCAATGGTGGAGCAGGAGCTACCGCAACCATTTCCCAGGTCCTACGGTCAACACCAAACAACGTTGAATTTACGGTGACTATGAATTTGAGCAACATCGTAGCCAACAATCAAACGGTCAGTGCGAACCTCAACTACGACAATCTTCTTACGTTGTCGGCAACACCGGTTATCTACTCGCCAACGACATCACCGGGCCTTTACTAATGGAACATTGGGCAGTCAAGTATGTTGGTCGCGAGTGGAAACAAAACGTCTACGATTGTGCCTCGTTGTTTGTTGAAGTGCAGACAGAAGAATTCGGAAAGACCATCAGCATTCCCGTAGATAGAACTGGCTTAGACTTCGGCGCAATGAGCGTGGAAATCGACCAACGAAAGTTCTCATTTGCAGAGCGAACAGACAAACCAGTAGAGGGAGATGGTGTTCTACTGCTCAATGGTCGCGATCTAAATCACATTGGGATTTATTGTGTTATCGGCAACATTCCGCACGTTTTACACAATGTTGTGAGAAAGGGTGTTTGTATCCATAAGTTACGTGAGATTGATAAATACAACTTCAAGGTAGAAGGATTCTACAAATTGAAGGACGTAACGCAAGGACGCGATGACAACATTAATTCACAGCAAGCATCCGCTATTACCAGCGGCTGATACCAAACATCTCGAGGTAGTAATACAAGAAGGCGAAACGCTTGCTGAACTGTTCGCTCGTTCCTCAATCATTCAAGGTGACCCAAATCACCCAATATCCGTCCAGGTAAATGGACAGCCAATCCTAAATGGGACATACGATCAAGTAGTCTTACAGCAAGACGATATGGTAACCGTCCGTGCAGCTGTCGCCGGTGGTGGTGGATCGAACCCACTTCAAATCATTTTAATGATCGTCATCATTGTGGCATCTATCTATCTGGGTCCAGAAGTAGGTGCAGCATTCGGCGCTACAGGATCAACAGCGGCTGCACTTGGCGGAGCAATCATAACGATTGCTGGTACTTTGATTCTAAATTCGATTTTCGGCCCAACAATTCCAAAGGTCAGTGGCGGATCGGGTTCGTCTCCAACCTATTCCATAAGTGGAACCAACAATCAAGCGAGACTTGGGCAGCCGCTACCAATTGCAATGGGATACAACAAGATTGTTCCCGACGTTGGTGCATCACCGTTCGTTGAGTTCAAAGGTTCCGATCAGTATTTGTATCAGGTATTTAACTTCGGTCTTCCCAAGTTTGATTTGACCGAATTAAAGAACAACCTAAAGATCGGCAACACTCTTCTTACCAACTATGCAGACGTGGAAGTCGAGTTCAGTGGCGCGGATGGCAAGTTAACTCTATTCCCTGGAAACGTATTCACTGACTCCTCACAACTTGAACTTACGAAGATCGAGGGGCCAGTAACAAGAACAACAAGCATCATTGGCTGTACTAAAATTGGTGTTGATATTGGCGGGCAGTTATTCCATGCAAATGACGATGGAAGCATTGGCTCGATGTCAGTCACTTTAGTGATCGAATATAGGATAACTGGAACGTCAGGTGCTTGGACTCCATTTGTTAAGACACCAACTAACTACGCTAATCGAAATTATGGTGGATACGGAGGACACGTACCAAGTGGAGAATTCTCTGGTTATGATGGCTACTCAACCGTTGTTCAACTGACCAACGACACCTCAACACCGATTACAAGAACATACACAGCAGATGTTCCTCTCGGTCAATACGATGTTCGTATCACTAGAACAAGTGCGGATTACGATCCTGCAAAGGATACACACGATGTCGCTTCAATATCCTGGATCGGATTGCGTTCCTATCAACCAGATAGTTCTGACTATACCGGTCAGCAGAGAATGGCAATCAAGGTCAAAGCATCTGGCCAGTTAAATGGTGCCATTAGTCAGCTGTCGTCGGTTGCTCACACACAGTGTCCTGTATGGACTGGTACGTCTTGGGTAACACAGAGCACAAGCAACCCCGCATGGTGGTTCTTGTGGTTCGCAAGAGGAGCAAAATACACCAGCGGACAACGCAGATTCGGTGTTGGATACGATGACAGTCAAATTGACATCGCAACAATAATTGAATGGGGAGCTTGGTGCGATGCTAACAACCTAAAATACAACTTCGTACTCGATCAACAAGTGAATTGTGTTGACGCATTGAACATGATGGCTCGATGCGGTCGAGGAATGGTAACTCTTCAAAAAGGCACTTTGGGAGTCATATACGACCTTGAAGGACAGGCGCCGGTCCAGATGTTCGGTATGTCCAACATCAAAGCAGGTTCGTTCCAGGTAGCCTACGCAAGCACACAGCTTGCAGAACAGATCATTGTTCAGTTTATCAACCCTGAACTGGATTGGGTGCAGGACCAGGTGTATGTGAACATTCCTGGCGTCGTATCACCAGAATATTCAAATACTCAATTCATTCCTGGTATCACGAGCAAGGCACAGGCAGCACAGGAGGCAAACCTTCAAGCCGCGGCGCAGTTGTACTTCCGTCGTCGAGTAACATTTGAGACAGACGGTGAAGGTTTGATGTGTTCTCGTGGCGATGTAATCAAGCTTACTCACGACTTGACGGCATGGAGTGATTCTGGTCGCTTGGTTAGTGGAACAACGACTCAGGTCGTTCTGGATAGACAGGTTACCGGCACTGCATCTACGCAGCCATATTTCTCAATTCGATATCCAGATGGCTCAATTGAAACAGTTGAAGTGGTTCCGTTTGTGGGTCCATCGAATACCTTAGCGCTTGTATCTGCACTTACTCATTCGGCCAATGCTGATACCAACAACCTGCCACAAGATTACATCTGGCAATTCAACCCACAGGCGACTCCTGGTCGGTTGATGAAGGTTACGAACGTTGAGCACACAGGAAGCAATGGTCAGGCAGTAAAGATCACATGTCGAGAAGAGACAGCTAATTATTACAACGCCATAAATGGAGCGTTTAACTATACAAGTCCATCGCTGCTTAACCAGATTACTCCAACAGTCTCCAATATCAAGGTAACGGAGAGCACGATTCCTGGAACACCAGGAACAACAGTCAACATTACTTGGACCAACACAAATTCAGCAGGTGCAAGACTTCGTGTGCAGCAGGGTGCGGGAGCGTTAGTCGATTACGGAAGAATCAATAGCAACGTCTTCACCTTCGCGGTACTAAAGCCAACGGTATTGATTATTGAATTGACGCCAATTGCTCTCGCACAGGTAGCTGCAACAACGCAAACGCCGGTGCAAGTAAGTTACACAATGAAGGGCGTAACTGCTCTCCCAGAGAACGTAAGCGCTTTAGTCCCAGACGTCACTGGTCTTTCATTATTTGACGCACCGAATGTCAACACTTTCGCAGGCAATGACGCAAAGTTTACTTGGAGATTATCCGCAGCAAGCGCACCGGAAATTGGTAGTGAGCCTCAAGGTGGTGACTCTGGCGTTCTAAATCCCTACTTCAAAGACTACGAGGTACAGATTGCAAACACCGACGGGACCGTTCGAAGAACCGAGTACACAACCGATACTTCATACACCTACACATTCGAAAAGAATTATGAGGATGGTAACGGCACACCTGTTCGTTCGTTCCTAATCAATGTAGTCGCTCGAGGTCAGCAAAATCAGTTATCGGAAGTAACCGCAAAACTCGCTGTCTCCAATCCAGTGCCTTTAGTTCCTACGGGCATCGATTTCACTGGAATGCTAAACAGCATTGCTCTGTCGTTCGACGCACCAAGCGATCCAGACTATGCAGGTTGCCTAATCTACGGAACTACAAATGCAACAACTCTTCCTGGTGGAACGTTCCCAATACACCTTGATACGAAGCTCAATAATCACGTTCTGATTCCAAACTTGGTCTCCGGTAGCACGTACTACTTCTACATCTCACCATACGATGGATTTGGAAAGTCAGGGTCAAACGTAAGCAGTCAGTACACTTGTGCAACCGTCCTGATTGCAACTATCGATATCGGTCCCGGTTCTATTACAGCAACCCAATTGGCGAATGCAGCTGTTACAACCGCAAAGATTGTACCAGGTGCTGTCGATTCAACCATTCTTGCAGCCGGGGCGGTTAACAATGCGGCATTAGCCGCCGCTGCGGTTGCTACCACGAACATTCAATCAGCTGCCATCACAACCGCACTAATTGCTGCGAATGCAGTAGATGCGGGAAAGCTTGCGTCGAGCGCTGTAACCACGGCCAAGATAGCATCAGGAGCAGTAACCACAGCAGCGTTGGCAACAGCGGCAGTAACTACCGCGATATTGGCGACCGGTGCAGTCACGTCGACCAATATTGCAGCCAATACAATCACCGCAGCAAACATATTAGCGGGTACGATCACAACAACAGAAATAGCTTCTGCGACGATCGTCGCTGGTGATATAGCATCAGGAACGATCACTGGAAGCCTAATTGCCGCAGCAACGATCACAGCGTCTAACATCACATCAGCTACCATAACAGGAAGTCTGATTGCGGCAACGACAATCACGGCAGCAAACATCCTGGCTGGCACGATCACGACAACCGAAATTGCAGCCAATACGATTGTTGCTGGAGACATTGCGGCGGCTACTATTACGGGAAGTTTGATTGCAGCTGGCACGATCACAGCAAGCAATATTCTATCGAGCACAATTACCGCAAGTCAGATCGCTGCATCAACAATCACAACGACGCAGATTGCAGCGCTAACAATTCTCGCCGGTGACATCGCGGCGGCGACGATTACCGGTGCCAAGATAGCCGCTAACACGATCACATCAGGCAACATTGCAGCAAATACAATCACCGCTTCAAACATCGCTGCCAACACGATTACCGGCGCCAAGATTGCAGCGAACACAATTACAGCAACTGAATTGGCTGTCTTAAGTGGTGGTGGAACCTCAATTGACATGAGCAATGGGTTGATCGTTATCAATAACGGCACAACGATGACTATTCAGGGTGATGGATTTGGCGCATCAAACCAGTTCATGGAATGGACAGGACCGACACAATCAAGTGCTTCAAACTACGCTGCTTGCACTACCGCGAACGCCACCTCCTATTTAACGACATCAGGAGCAGCGTACTTTGCTGGTGGTGTCAACATCACGACATCTGGATTGTCTGGTCTAAATGGATACCTTAAACATCCACCTAATGCTGCTGGAACACAGATCATTGAGCAGTGGGGTTACTACACCCAATCCTCATCCTCTCCAGATACGGTTTCGTTCAATATCGCATTCCCAACAAAGTGTGTGAACGTAACCATTGCCAACAGCACAGGAACCCAAGACTGGTGGGTTGGTACGTTAACGGCGTCTGGATTTCAGTGGAATTTCGGTGCTGGTGGCTACTCCATCTTCTGGCGAGCAATTGGTTACTAAATAGATACACCACAAAAGGAGTTGTCAAATGGAAAAGAGTGTATCACCAGGAGTTAAGTTACAGACATTGAAAGATCAGTACATCAATGCGTCTATTCAATATCACCAGGCAGAGAAGACACTGAAAGAAATGCGGGAATTGATGACTGCAATTCATCATCAAATTACAGGTGTTGATCTGGGTGTCGCACTGCATAGTTCTGTGGTCCAACCGCAAACCCAGGAAACCTAAGTCCAATCTAACTAACGCCATAAATACCTCATTAAATTGAGGAACATGGATGGCACAGTATAGATCTGGCACGGTTAGCGTAACTAATGGAAGCAACGTAATAACAGGAGACATCACTGTCTTCTTAACTAACGTTGTCAGCGGAGATCTCTTCTCCGTAGTTGGCTCTGGTGTCACATACGAAGTGGCATCCATCGTTGATGACACCAGCTTGCTGTTAAGCGTTCCCTACGGTGGAACAACTGCAACCGGTGCCTCATACATAATCGCACGAGACTTCACACCTAATCTAAAACTTCCATATGTCCAAAAGGGCGATGTGGAAACAGCGACGATATTGAAGGCGCAAGCCGTAATCATTGATGCATTCGTTGCAGCTGGTGGAGTAGTTACACAAGGACCACAAGGAGTTCAAGGACCTCCAGGCGCAAGCGTGGGTGGCATTGATGGTGGGACACCAGGTTCCCTTTTTGGGGGAACAACAAGTTTTGATGGGGGAACACCATAATGGCAACACAAATGCAAATCAGACGAGGAATAGCGGCGCTATGGACTGCTAACAATCCAATATTGGCGGAAGGTGAATTCGGTTTTGAAACTGACACCAAAAGATTAAAGATCGGTGATGGTCTAACACATTGGATAGGACTTGCATATTTCAGTTCTGTCGGCTCTGGTACGCCATCAATTTCAACGAGCTCTCTAACAGCTGGCAACAATGGAACGGCATATTCGTTCACGATGGCAGGTACGGGTGGAACGACTCCCTACACATGGGCGATCACTGGCGGAACACTTCAGGCTGGGCTTTCATTCTCATCTGCCGGTGTCTTCAGCGGAACACCAACAGTAACGGCAACATCGAGTCTTACGTTCCAGCTTACCGATGCGACTTCGAATACTGCGACGACAACGCTCTCGCTTGTCATCAACGCATCAGCAACGACACCAACAATAACAACCAGCTCATTACCAGCAGGGAACAACGGAACAGCATATTCGTTCACGATGGCAGCAACCGGTGGAACAACACCTTACACATGGTCGATCACATCGGGAACATTACCATCAGGTATGTCGTTCTCATCGGCGGGTGTATTCAGTGGGACGCCAACTGTAACAACAACAGTAAGTCTAACAATTCAGGTTACGGATTCCGCCTCACACAGTGTGACCACAACATTGTCATTGGTCGTCAATGCAGCATCGGCAAATTTGACGATGTACAACGGCTCAACTGGTATGAACACAACGTTCTGGCCATCTGGTAACGATTATAGCAGTGGCATTAGCTACACCAACACAACCAATCTTCAGTCCGGCCATGCACACAACATGTCAATTACTGGTGCATACAGCTACATGCAACAGGCGACGGATTGGTACACAGTACAGAATGGTGGAACAAACGGATTAGACATTTCACCATATACCAAGATCCAAATGGACGTTTTCCCAGTCGGTTCAACTGTATGGAACGGTGGCGTATTCCACTACACAAGAAGCACTGGCAACGACATTGGAATGCCAACGAACGTTAATGGTTCGACTATCCAATCTGCAACTGGTGTCACGCTCACAGCAAACGCTTGGAACTTAGCAGTGACCTTCCCTCTTGTATATGCGGGTGGGTTGTCCCAATACAACTATTACAAGTGGCTTCAGCAGATCGGCTCAAGCGGCCAAATGTTAGTTGACAACGTTCAGTTGGTGCCAGGTCATGTCTCTTGGATATATCGCGGTAATCCAAATCTTGAGAGCGGCTGGGCAGAAGCTTCAACCAACCTAACGACAAACTATTCGGCGTTGGTCAACAACCTACTTTCGGGTGGTACTGCAAACGCGCCAAGCAACAGCGGTATGTTCGCACTTAACAGTGCACCAGCACCAGCAACAGTCTTTACTGGTTCCGCATCCGGCACAACATTAACAGTAAGTTCTGTCACATCAGGAACGATTGCAATTGGTCAGACACTTATCTGCAACTCAATCACGAACCCAAGCACGGTTCGTATCACTGGTGGTTCAGGCACGTCGTGGACGTTAAGCGCAAGCACAACCGCAGCATCACAGGGAATGACATCGGCTGTTCAGCAATACGACGTATGTTCAATGCAGTTGAACACCACAGCAGTAAACGCAATCTGGCGTGCAAACTACAGTGGTGGTTATGGACTTTCCAACTACACCAACTTCGCATTCGCAGCAGTAGCAACAAAGAGTGGATACGGATATCAAGTCCAGTTCTACAACACAAGCGGTACAGCAATTGGAAGCGCGGTAACGATGACTACACTTAACGACGATGGCGTCTATTCAGGAACAACCGGCAAGTGGAATATCTATAACGCAACGATTGCTTCGTTTGGATTGGGTACGAACACAATCGGTGGTATCAGCATCAAGGACACAAGCTCAAACACAACCAATACGATTTACATCTCAGCACTTGGCTTCTGGTCATAAGAAGAAGGAAAAGAACTATGACAGCAGGAACCTACGATTTCACAATGACACAGGGTTGCAAGTACAACCTCGATTTCACAGTGTACGATACAGACGGAACGACGCCACTCAACATCACTGGATACACCGTTCGCTTCCAAATGCGCTCGAGCGCGGCGGGATTGGCGCTAATCAGCTATTCCACTGTAGGTGGTGCAATCACCATTAACGGGTCTACTGGCCAAATCTTTATCACCATTCAGGAAGCAGATACGAAAGACCTTCTCATCAACGGACTCGTGAAGAACTTCCTATATGCCGTAACAACCACTACCCCAGGTGGAGTGGATGATGAAATCGCCACAGGCAATATAACAATGAATCGGGCGTTGGTGAGATGAGTGATTACACAGTCGTAGTCCGACCGCAAGTTAGCAATTACACGGTGGTTGTTGATAGCTCAACAAGCCAATTCAGTGTAGTTACTGCAAACAACAATGGACGAAGTGCTTACGAAGAAGCAGTAGCGAATGGGTTCGTAGGAACTGTTCAAGAATGGCTCTCTTCACTTGGCGCAGGTGGGTCAGACAAGAACTTTGTCTTTATTCAGACCTCACCATCAAGTTCGTGGACGTTAAACCACAATCTCAATAAATACGTGTCAATAGTGATATTGGATACTTCAGGGTACGAAGTTGAAGCTGACATTCAACAAATATCTGTAAATCAAGCGGTCATCAATTTCACACCAGCGTTTGCTGGAAAGGCTATTGCGAACTAAAAAAGGAATCTAAATGTCGAACCCAAAGTCGTTTCTAACAGGTATCAACCTAAATAAAAATCAATTAACCGCAGTAGTCATTGACAACATTGCTGGTGATGCATCAAGCCCAGCCGCCGGTCAGCTTTGGTACAACACGTCAACTAACCTATTGAAGTACTACAACGGCACATCAAATATTGATCCGCTTGCACGTGCAAACCATTCCGGTACGCAGCTTTCATCCACCATCAGCAACTTAGCATCAACGGTTCAGGCATACACCCTTAATCTGTTTGCCGCTCCAACTGCATCAGTGGCAATGGGTGGCTACACGATCACGGGACTTGGTACCCCATCAAATTCAACAGACGCAGCAACAAAAGGCTACGTTGATACAGCAGTGGCAGGACTTTCTTGGAAGACGGCAGTAGCCGCCTCAACGACCGCAGCCTTAACAGTCACATATTCAAACGGAACATCCGGTGTCGGTGCAACATTAACAAACGCGGGCACACAGGCGGCGTTTGCAGTCGATGGATATTCCGCCTCGGTCAATGACCGCATTTTGGTCAAGAACCAGTCAACTGGATTCCAAAATGGTATCTACGTTGTCACGACAGTTGGCTCTGGCTCAACAAACTGGGTATTGACACGAGCAACTGACAGCAACACATCAGCCAACGTAACTGATGAAGCAGTCTACATTGAAAACGGAACAACTCTTGGTGCAACTGGTTGGGTACAAACAGCAGTCAATCCAACACTTGGTTCAACAAGCATTGCCTACTCACAATTCAGCGGTTCGGGCACATACGCAGCAGGTTCAGGTTTAACACTAACTGGTAATTCGTTCAGCATCAGCTCAAGCGCAGTCACCAATGCTATGTTGGCGAATAGCTCACTAACCGTAACTGCGGGTACGGGTATGTCCGGTGGTGGCTCAGTTTCGCTTGGTGGATCAGTAACGATCACCAATGCGGGTGTCACATCAAACGTGGCCGGTACCGGCATTTCGGTTTCGGGCTCAACGGGCGCAGTCACAGTCACAAACACTGGTGTCACAAGCATTGTAGCCGGAACAGGTATTTCAGTCTCCGGGGCAACTGGCGCAGTCACAATCACAAATACCGGCTCCGGATTAGGAAAGTTCGCAACAACAATCGGTGATGGATCAACAACGTCTTACACAGTTACTCACAGCTTGAGTTCTTTGGATGTCGTCGTTGCTGTCTACCTAGTTTCAGGTGGAGCAGAAGTACAAGCAGATGTCATTCATGCGTCAACGTCAACCGTAACTATTGCCTTCGCAACAGCCCCAGCAACAAACACCATTCGTGTTGTATGCGTAGGATAACTTGTGAAGCAGCAATTAGACTTTCAGGAGCTTATAAATCAGTCCATCGTTGAAGGTGCAACAACACCCAATCCTGGTGCAGCGGGTGTCCTTTGCTGGAGCACAAGCGACTCAACGGTCAAGCGATGGAATGCAACATCTTGGAATCAACTCGGGTCGGTGTCCTCCGTCGCATTGAGCGGAGGCACAACAGGACTGACCGCAACTGGCGGGCCAATCACAACGAGTGGAACGATAACACTCGGGGGTACACTGGCAATTGGCTATGGTGGAACAGGATTGAATTCCACACCATCAAATGGTCAGCTTCTTATTGGTAACGGTACTAACTATACACTTGCAACGCTTACGGGAACAGCAAACCAATTAGCCGTTACAAACGGCAGCGGTTCAATCACTCTAAGTCTGCCATCTCAAGTCAATGCAACAAACGTTGCTGTCTCCGGTCAGCTTCAAACATCGACAGCAACAGTTGCAGCAGCGGGCTCCAATCAAGGCGGAGCAACCGCATTAACTGCGTCAAGTGTTGTAGTCACAAGCGGTACTGGCGGCGTCGCATTACCTACACCATTGGGCTCTGGCTTAATTCAAGAGGTAGTAAATCAGTCGGGTGCAGCAATCATAGTTTATCCAGCATCGGGGGGAACTATTGATGCGAATGGAACAAACACTGGTGTCTCCGTTGCAAACACAGCAACCGTTCAATTCGTTTCCACATCAACAACACAGTGGTACACGATTGGCGCCTTGAATGTCGTAGCAGCGGGGACGGCTATAAGTCTTACCTTGTCATCGGGTACATTGACGGTTGCCAACACCGGCGTGACTTCAAATGTGGCAGGAACAGGCATTACCGTGTCTGGTGCAACTGGCGCAGTCACAATCACCAATGCTGGTGTTACTTCTTTAGCTGGTACAGCACTCCAAATTACAGCATCCGCATCAACAGGAGCAGTTACTTTATCATTGCCAACACCATCGGCGGCGATTACAGCCGCGTCGTCTGGTATCAACACAGCAGAAACAGTCATACAAAAGTTATTGGTAGGCACGCCTCCAACGACAGGTTCCACGTACTGCATTGAGGCAATTGGCACTTGTACGGCAACGGTAGCAAATCTTTCAACATTCACGGTTCGCGTTGGAACGGCAGGAACAACATCTGACACGTCGGTAGGTACGTTGACTGCGACATCACCGACCTCGGGAACCACCATTCCTTTTTACGTAAAGCTTTTTGTAACGTTCCGTTCAGCTACTTCAGTAATCATAACTGGTGTGCTTAACAACAGCGGAACGACTGGTATTTCAGCGACGACGAACGTTGTAGCAGCAGGTTCTGCAACAACAATCACAAATGCAAATAACTACATTGACTTAACGTACAAATCCGCAGCCTCAACGACGACATCAACGTTCCAGAGTGCCGTTATCTATCAGGTGCGATAATGGCATATCGTAGTTCAGCACCAACAGAAAGTGATAACTCAAATAGTTTGGTTGCAACAGCACCAGCAGGAATTGTAGCTGGCGATATTCTTATTGCTGGTATTACTCAAGACGACACGGGTGTTACCTTTGGCGCACCTTCTGGTTGGACGATTGTCTCTACACAAAATGTAACGAACGGAGATACATCAACTTTTGCTTGGGCTTGGAAGTTAGCCGGCGGAAGCGAACCAGGAACATACACATTCACTGGAACGAGCGGATTTAATATGGCAGCAGTGATTGCTGCTTATTCAGGTCGTGCTTCATCTCCAATAGAAACATCAACCGTTAATAATCCAAATTCAGGAAGTCCTCCAAGTTCACCTGTCACTGTAACTGCGACTGGTTTCACCACATCATACATTGACGACATAGTTTGGATATGTGGTGTTGATACAAACGGCGGAGATGGAAGTTGGACTGCACCTTCTGGAATGACAAAACGATCTGAAGTGTCTGGTTCTGGCAATTTTACTGCTATGGCTATTTGTGACTTCTCACAATCGTCGGCTGGGGTAGTAGCGGATCAATCGGGAACTTGGACGCAATCATCTGCTGCCGGAAACTTCGTTGGATTTTTGATCGCATTAAAGCCATCTTCAGCGCCTGCTCCGTTCCTGATGAACTGGAAAACATAAGAAGAAGGAATAAATACTATGAGCCAGAATCAACAGGGAGAATTTTACGTGGCATTGACTGAACTTCGTGCATCTATTGAAGCAAAAATTGACAAAGTAGATGAGCGCCAACGCGATGACATTGCCAAGATCGAAGAAAAGAACGACAAGTGGCAGGGTGAGGTGCGTGAAGAATTCAGTGATGTTAAGAATCGTCTAACCGTTATCGAAACTCAAACTGCCACGATGAAAGATGTAAAGAAAACCGGGTGGGATCGTGTGTTGGCTGTCGCGGCGATCGTTGTTTCTGTTCTAACCGCAATTATTATCGGAATGAAACCTTAA